TTGTTTATTGATTTAAAGACAGGACAGGCTGTTAAAGGTGCTGAAGAAGCAACAGTTATTGGTGACCGTGTTTATGCTAGGGGAGTTGAGTACTGGAAGAAAGCAGAAGCTCCTGACCCTATCCCAACTCAGACAGGCGTAGACCTTCCAAGCGATGTAAGATTTAGATTCAAAAAAGGCGGAGCAGTAATGGGTCAACAAATGGAAATGGCTTTCGGAGGTTCTGTCGAAGAGATTGATCCAGTATCGGGGAATGAAGTACCTCCTGGCTCAACACCAAAAGAAGTGAGAGATGACATTCCCGCCATGTTGTCCGAAGGGGAATATGTAGTTCCTGCTGATGTTACTCGTTTCTATGGCGTGAAGTTCTTCGAAGATCTAAGGGCCAACGCAAAAGTAGAACTAGCTGATATGGAGACTAATGGACGTATAGGCGGTGAGCCAGTACCCGAAGGTGAAGACGATCTTACAGAAGACGAAATAGCCCTCCTTCAAGAGGTTATGGCTCAAGGTGATCCTACAGCTATGCACCAAGGTGGTATGGTTAATCAACAGGCTCCAACCTTGATGCCTGAACAACCTATGACAAATCCTCAGTTAGCTGTTGACCCCTCAAAACAAACAGGTTACAATCAACCCATTAATATGGCTGTAGGTGGCACAGTAGCTAAAGATCCTTTTGGCAACCCAATTCAACCAGTGCAACAGTCTCCCAACCAACCAGCCTACTCCGTTCTCCCAGCCAACCCAGCAAGTGCTCAAGGTATCTACGGTATTACTACTGCAGCTGGTACACCCTACACTGCGGCCACCCCTCCCACTACACAGGTAGGAGTTGCAACAGAAGTGCCAACAACTACGGGTACCCCGACTACAACAGACACTGCTACCGCAGACAGTGGGATGAAGACAACCTTTTTCATCAACAAAGACTGCGCACGTATTTCAGTACTTATGTTAAACGGTAAGCCTATCAGTTCGGTACCAGCTGACTTCAACCAGTACGTAGAAGATACCCCAGAAAATAGTGCTCGGTTTGGTTGTAGCATAACAGAAGACGATACCACAACAGAGACGACGGATACAACGGACACTTCTACAGAAGGTACTAGTGTTTCGGTGGACGATGATAACGATAACTACAACGTAAATGTAAAAACAACAGTAGACCCTGACACACCTGAGGGTGTTCGTACTATGTACGAGGACAGCGGGGTAAACGCAAATGACCCCCTTACAGGAGCTAAGACCGCCCTTAATGATGTCTTTAAGGTATCTAAGGGAGCTGGGGCATTCTTGGGTGCTATAAATCCCGCCCTAGGTATTATAGGTGGTGGTATTAATGCAATAAGCCAACTGTCTGCTTTGTCTAAAGCAAATGCAAACCTCAAGATGGCAGAGTTCTTAGGTAAGACAGAAGACGCAGCAGCCATACAGAAAGAAATAGACTCCTTCCTTGAGAAAGCTCCAGGTGTCGTATCTTCTCTTGATAGCGTTTTCGCTAAAGGTGATGAACGTTTTAACAACGCCCTTGAGTCCTCTATAAGTCAGTATGCTACAGAGGGTAACGTCCTTAACGTTGAGGGTTTGAATGAAATAGGCAAGAAGAACTTACAAGAATATCTAGGTTACGAATACACTGAAGTACCCCTCACAGGTGGTGGCGCAATAGCTACAGATCCGAAACAACAGAGTTCAACTGCATCCTCTTACACCGCCCCTAGTGCAGATGATGGCTTTAACCAAGGCTTCTTTACCCCAGGTAAGACCACGGTAAGGCCCAAGATGAGACCGACTTCTGTTACCGATCCTGTGAGTGCGACACAGGCAACTGCAGCAGAACCTGCACAGACTACCCCCGCAAAACCTGTTAAGGATACGGTTACACTTTCTTCTGGTCAGAAGGTTAAGATTGAGACTGGCGGAGGTACCGTTACAGATAATACAGGTAAGACCCATAAGAGTGAGGGTACCGTTGTAGGAGGTACCTACGCAGGGGACGGCTTTGAGTGGAAGAAGTCAGAGAGCGGATACAACACAAGGGTCTACACAGGTGTCAACGAAGGGAAGACAGGTAGTAACGATACCTCTTCCTCAACCTCATCCTCAAGTAGCAGTGACACCTGTTGTTTTATTATGCTGGAAGCTCGTTACGGAGATGGGGCGATGGATAAAGTAGTTCGCAAGTATAGAGACGAGTACATGACAGACCGTAATCGCCGTGGGTACTACAAACTCGCAGAGGTTCTGGTTCCCTTCATGCGTAAGTCTAAGGTAGTAAAGTGGGTTGTTACTAAAACGTTTGCTGACCCACTCGTATCTTACGGAAAGTACTACTACGGTGAGAATAAATATGGTGTTGTCTTCTCCCCCATTAAAAGCTTCTGGATGAAAGTCTTTGATGTCTTGGGTGGTGACACTGAGTTTATTAGAGAAAATGGTGAGGTAGTTTAAGACATGTGTATCAAACTTAAAAAGGACTTAAGCTAATGGACCCTATTGACGGCTACCTCAAAGAGATCTTTTCTAGGTACAACAACCTTCCTGAAAATGACAAGGAGGTTCTGAAGACATTACCAGATACTCCCTTTGCATCCCCCCTCGGTAAACTCCTAGGCCCAGAGATGGGCGAGTTGTTTTCCTCTATTTTCCCTCAAGAGCCTACTCAAGAAACAATGACAGAAACTACTCCTCCTCAACAACAGATGGAGCAGCCAGTAAGACGTGCAGGACTAGGTGCACGTTAAACAACCTAAGTAACTCAACGATAAGGCCACCCAGCAATACTGCTGGCCCCACATAAGGATAAAACTATGTCTGAACTACTCGCAGTACAAGCCCCTAAAACAGCAGGATTTGTTGATAGAGGCTCTAACTATGACCGTAAGCGTAAACGCATTGAAGAAGAAGAAAAAGAGATTGCTAGGCTAGAGGCGGAGGCCAAAGGTGAAACCTTCCAAGAGGAATCCGATGGCGAGGGACTTGAGGCAACCGAAGTACAAGCCACGGGTGATACCCAACAAGAAGAAGCCAACACTGAAGTTGAAGCACAAGAAGACGACTCCAACCTGAGTGCGGAAGAGAAGTCCTTTAAAAAACGCTACGGTGACTTACGTAGACACTTACAACAAAAAGAGAAAGAGTGGGAAGACAAGTTTAGTTCCTTCGAGTCTCGGATGCGCAAGGAATCTATTGTACCCCCTAAGTCAGACGAAGACATTGAGAAGTGGTCTAAAGAGTATCCTGATGTAGCTGGCATAGTTGAGACTATTGCTGCTAAGAAAGCACAAGAGATGTTCAAGAAGGCTGAAGACAGATTGTCACAGCTAGACGAGATACAGTATGAGGCTGAACGCAAGACAGCTGAAGCTAAGATAGCAGAGTCACACCCAGACTTCAGTAAGCTAAGAGACTCAGATGAGTTCCACCAGTGGGCAGAGAAACAACCGAAGTGGGTACGTGACGCTCTGTACGAGAACATGGATGACCCAGACTCAGTAGTGCGAGTCATTGATTTATTTAAGATTGACAATGGACACACCACGCAGGCTAAGAAGGCTAATACTAAAGCTGCAGCCAAACCTATCGGTAAGGGGTCAAGAACACAAGTAGATCCTACTGAAGGTGGTTCCATTATTAAAGAGTCAGAAGTCTCTAGGATGTCAGCCAGAGAGTTTGAAGCTCGTGAAGAAGAGATTAGTAAGGCTATGCGAACAGGGAAATTCGTGTATGATCTTACTGGTAACAAACACTTTCGAGTACGTATAACTAAGTACGTATAGTTTAAGAGCCTCTATATAGACTACCTCTTACCCTGTACACCCTTCCCAAACCTTAAACTTAAACATAACGCCAAGAACACCTGTGTAAGTATAGGCCCGTTAGACTGATGGTTGGCCAACTGTCTTCCTAGCGCACCCTAGAAAACGTACAGCCTCTTAGTATAGATGACTTAGGTTTTATTAACTGGAATCTCCACCAGCGGTAGGTTATACCAACCTTCCAAACGGAAACTTCAGTTCCGTAATCTACTCTAAGAAGGTACAACTTGCCTTCCGTAAGTCAACCGTAGTTGGTGACGTAACTAACTCTGATTATTTTGGTGAGATTGCCAACCAAGGCGACACTGTCAAGATTATTAAAGAGCCAGAGGTGAGCGTATCAGCTTATGCCCGTGGTACAACTATCACAGCACAAGACCTGACAGACGCAGACTTCTCGTTAGTCGTTGATAAAGCTAACTATTTTGCTTTCAAAATGGATGACATCGAGGAAGCCCACTCCCATGTAAACTTCATGGACCTTGCTACCACCAAGAAGTACTGGGTTACTTGGCTGGTTACAAACAGTCTGCACTTCACGCAAATGCAGATACAGTAAACGATGTTGTCAACGGTACTAAAGCCGACACAACTGCAGGTTCCGATGAACTCTTGGCTGGCAACAAACTGTCCCGCCCTGACTTCGGTAACATCACAACTGCTGGTGTAGCTGGTGACTCCATCCCGGTAGCAGCACGTCTGCCTGGTGCAACAGCCCTTCCAACAGCATACGTCTCCCCGACTATGTTGATTGCCCGTATGGGTCGCTTGCTTGACCAAAAGTCTGTTGACAAGGCTGGTCGTTGGGTTGTAATTGACCCAGTGATGATGGAAATCCTGATGGATGAGGATTCTCGCCTTCTGCAAAGTGACTGGGGTGACTCAGGTGCATTGCGCAACGGTCTCGTACTGAACAACTGGAACGGCTTCCGTGTCTATGTGTCCAACAACCTGCCAACTATCGGCACTGGTCCATCGACAACAGGTACAGCTGCACAGTCTACTAACTTCGGTGCGATTGTTGCTGGTCATGATTCTGCTGTAGCAACTGCAGAGCAGATCAACAAGACAGAAACATACAGACAGCTTTGCTGACATCGTCCGTGGTATGCACCTCTATGGCCGCAAGATCCTGCGCCCTGAGGCACTTGTCACAGCTAAGTACAACTTGGCCTAAGAACAAACTAGGGGCTGGCTACTCGCTGGCCCCTAACTACCTTTAATCCATTTAGGATAACTCTATGGCTACTTATGTATTGCTAGTAAATGAACTACTAAGACGTATGAATGAAGTTACCCTCGATGCTGCGGGTGATGGATTTGATACTGCACGTAACGTTCAGGCACTAGCAAAAGATGCAATCAACAGTAGCATTAGACTTATTCTACAAGATGGTCAGGAGTGGCCTTTTCTTAAGAACACTTACACCCAGACCCTAGTAGCAGGCACTCGTCAGTATAACTTCCCAGCAGATTACTCCAGTGTAGACTGGGATACATTTTATATTAAACAACTTACATCTGAAAGTAATAGCCCCCGCTTACTCCGTCCGATTTCGTATGATGACTACATCCGTAACTACCGTACCTCAGACGACACAGGTAATCTAGTTAGCGGTGAGGCAGCACCAACAGTAGTCTACCAGACATACGAAGACAAGTTCGGTGTTACCCCCGTACCAAACGCATCTTACGAGGTGGAATACGTTTACTGGTCTTACCCAGCAGACCTAGCCTTATACAACGACATAGCAGTTATACCTGACCGCTTCAAACACACACTGATTGACGGTGCTATGATGTTTATGATGCGGTTCCGTAGTAATGAGCAAAGTGCAGCAATGCACCAAAAGAACTTTGAAGATGGCATTAAAACTATGCGGCGTGTCTTACTGGACGATCCCTTGGGTTTGAGGTCTATGGTGGTTTCTCAGGGACGATCTTCATCGTTTAGTGGTTCTTTCTAATGGCTGATAACCTAGCCTCCTTTAAAGTCTTCTGCCAAGGCGGTC